ATAGACGCAATCAAGTCAATTGTATCTCATCAAAAGGGAGGAACAATTTGGCTTGGATACCTAGAAGGATGGATGCTTACCCCAATGGAGGAAGTCATTCTTCGCAAGGCACTTCGCAACTTTCACTGTATTGTTGTTTCACGATTCCCACTTTCCTTCTCTCAAGCCTGGAAAAACGAAATCGATTGGGTCTACACAGTCAGAAGGTATCATGGAGAACCCCACACTAACGACGATGGTCGTTTTATACACAATGGGAGTCAAACTCAACACCGACATCCTTGCGAACACCCTGCCCCTTACGACGGACATCATTAAGATTGAAAAGCAAGGAGTAGTCAAGCGTGGATCTTCAAAGCGTGACCAAATTAAAAGACGAGCAAAGACGACACCGCCAAAGCGAACCACTGGATTCGGTCACAATTCCATTACCTTGGTGGTACTGTCTGATGGAGACGGGACTCTTCTTCGCAAGGAGATTACGGTCAAGATCTTTCAGAACGGCGTGTTCCATATCACAGGCGTTCTGGATGAAAAGTATGATCGTCATGTCACCAGCCTACTCAAGAATCACATCACAACAACATGCCCTGAAGCAGTTTCGGGTGAATGGATGGAGATTCGTCGTGTGGTCCTGATGAACTACAAGACGAAACTCGTTGGAAATACAAACTTATCTAGGGATACTCTCTATGCAGCTCTGCGAGGTCGTGGCGTTACAACAGTCTATGAACCTGCAGTCTATCCTGCAGTCAAGATCTACTTTCCAGAAACCAAGTGGATCGCAAAAGTGTTTCGAACAGGTCAGATCATTCTTACGGGAATGACAACGCACGAGGAATGTGCGTCATTAATGACTCAGTTAAAGCCACTGATCTTAGTATAAATATGGCAGCACGTGAATTAACCCCAGAGGAAGTGGAAGCAGGTCGTCGTGGAATCAATGACGAGGACCTTTCAGCAACGCAGATCCAGGCGCTCGTGCGTAATATGGATGCGTCAAAGAACAAGTGGGCTCGTCTGAAGAACAATAAGCAGGAGTACGAACAGAAGCTCCAGGAGGATAACAAGACTCTTTATTTCAATTACCCCTCTCTGTTTCAGATGCATGCAGAGGATCGTCTGGATGTCACCTTTTTTGAGATGCTTACGTTGAAACGAAAGATTGAGAAGGGCGAGGTCACTCCTGAGCAGGCGACTCAGATAATTGGTCAAAAGTTATACCAGCGCTACATTCCTGAACAGTCTCGTCCTGTTGCTCCAACAATGTCGTACGAGGAGTTCTATCGGAATCAATAATCTCGTAGGATTGGGTGCTCTTGTAGGTCAGGAAAAAGTACCTACGAAGCTCCTCCCAGGTGCAGTCAGACATTGCATAGCACTTCATTCTAGAAAGGTTCAGTCCATCCAGAAGGCCACATAGATCTTCTTTTGACATCCCATTCTCCAGTACAAGAAAGTCATTCTTATCGTTACCATAGAGTTCACGAATGGTCTCTATGTTATCAATCAGCGTCTTGTACCCAAGAATACAATACTGCTTTGTGTGGTCAAAGTTCAGAACACTGTTGCAGTATACGTAGGTAAAGTTGTCACGCTTCCACATTCGTGACCATAGAGTTCACGAATGGTCTCTATGTTATCAATCAGCGTCTTGTACCCGAGAATACAATACTGCTTCGTGTGGTCAAAGTTCAGAACACTGTTGCAGTATACGTAGGTAAAGTTGTCACGCTTCCACATCCGTGACCATGAGTCTGGTGATACGGGCTCAAACGAACCAAGCTCCTTCATCCGCTGATCAATCTTATGGTGATTGAATGCCTGAGGCACAATGAACTGAGGACCAATGCGATTGATCTCAGAGTTGCGGATCAGTGAGAAATTGTTCCACCCGTCGTTCATGTACTGGATGTATGCGAGCTTGTGAACACGGGCTATTTTTGTCTTTACTGCAGTTCGCATGATAAGCTCTTGGTCATCACAAATAGGAAGGAACTCCGAGTAGTTTCCTAGCTCAAGAAGTGTCGACCGTTTCCAGATACGAGGGTGATTAGGCAAGGCAACAATATGGCTCAGCGTAATGTTATTGATGTTCGCAGATGAAATCACGTTGACCCACACCCCGTGGAACTTTTGACAGTAATACGCACAATGCCCTAGACCAAAATGATCTCCATACGAATGTGGGGTTCTGTTCTCATACAGGTGAGCACCGTCCATGTAGACAAACCCAACCTCAGGATCCGTCTCAAATGCACTCACTGCATCCTTTAAGCAATCAACAAGGATCTCGTCATCGTGATCAAGTTCAAGAAGATACTTGCCACGGCAGAGAGATACGCTCTCGTTCTTCACGTTTCCAATGTTACCACTGTTGCAAGACCTTCTGTACAGACGGACTCGTGAATCGTTTCCAACCACACTCTTCAGAAACTCAAAATGCTTATCATCAGGAGAATCATCCAGCACAACCCATTCCCAGTCACGCATAGACTGCATCTTCAGACTGTTGTATGGACGAAAAAACTTGTGATACGAATTGTAGCAGGTCGTAAATGCAGAGAACACTGGACGAGTGGTCTCATGTTCAATTAGAACATTGTGAATGTAACAGTAGTTCACTCCGTGGTTGAATGCATCAATGTCAATCTTATCAAAGTGAATCCACTTCAGCCTCATGCGGTTCACAATATGATTATGAAGACGACCATAATACTCGCCTACGTTGTTGCCATACGTAATAAAAATATGGTAGTTTGAGTCAAAAAGTTTCAAGACATCGTTTGGATCTGATGTCACGTTCACAGTGCAGTTTAGTTTATCCTTGTTTTCAGTTAGAAATGTATCAATCTCTGCATAAGCCTCGTCTCTGAAGAAGAGGATGTTCGGATATTTCATTGTTACTATTCAATCGTTTACTCCTTAAGTTCTGTCCGCAGCTCTTGAAGGATCTTTCCAAGAACATTCTTACCAGGCCACTTTGCAGGATCATTTGCCTTTGCAGTGTCTGCAGAGGTTCCAATGCCCCAGTACTTGTCACGGGCAGACGCCTCACCAATCGGACGAGTTCCAGTCTCAAGCAGCTTCGTCTTCAGATCAGGGTGCTGCACGAACTTTGCCTTGACCGCCGTTCGCATGATGCCATCCTTAGTCTTGTCCCACTCTTCCTTGACGAAGTCCTTGACCTTCTTTCCCAAAGCCTTGACTGCCTTGGGTGAAGGCGTCTTGAGGATCTTGTCTGCAATGGCCCCATCACCAAACTGCTTAGCCTTGGCCCATTGGAAGTAATGCTCTACCGTCTGGAATGTGATGGAATCCACCTGGAAGGGAGCCTCATACATATTTGACAGCGCCCTCCACTCGCCCTTACCCTCGTCCGCTCCAAAGAACAGCACTGGCTCAGCTCCAGGCACAGCGACCTTTCTCACAACCTTCTTCTTGGCAGGTTTGACCTCAGTGGGCTTCTCCTGTTCACTGCGCTCATCCTTCACGTCGCCCTTAGGCTCCTCCTTCGGCGTCTCGGGTTCGGCCATTGGAATCTCCACCTCTTGGCGGTCAGTCTTCTTGGATCGCTCAAACACAAAGCTTCGGTGGAGGAAGCTGAATGCCTGGTGCTCCTGGGTGAGAAGGATCGTATTCTGCTCAGCATAGTGGTCTCCGAACATCTTGCTTGCCACAAGCTTGTATCCATGCTCCTCAAGGACCTTGACCATCTTGTCAAAGGGAACCAGGTACTCCTTCTGAGGCTGCTCAAAGCTCTCCAGGTGAACCGAGACTGGATTTCCAAACTCCTCGTTCCATCCAGATCCATCGTCATACTGCTTCACAAACTCACCAAAGACCTGAGAGCCTGATCGGAACATATGGCTCTGCTTGCCGAGCATCAGAGAATAGACAGCAGCACCATCCAAGCACGTACCGAAGAACATACCTGTTCCGTGGTTCTCAAGATTGGTCGCAAACTGCTTGAACTTCTCCTCGGATTCGCAGGCATAGTGGATCGCCATCTGGCAGGAGATCACATCAAACTCGGTCTTTCCTGCAAAGGTCTCCAAGTACGGCGTCGGTGCAGGGCTAGATCCCATCACGATTGTAGAGTACTTTTCAGGTCCCTCAAAGAGCGGATCGGTCATGTCTGCACAGATGAACAGCACAGGAGGAATGTACTCGGTAGGGTGCTTAGCCTTCTCCTTGATGTATCGCACGCAAGCTCCCTGACGAGGTGAGATCAAGCAGGAGTTAGAGACGTCCAGACCCACAACCCTAGACGGCTTAGTGCGCTTCCACTTGAGAAGGTCACCGCCACGGCCCACTGCAAGCTCAAGCAGTCCATCACCCTCCTTCACACAGGTTCGGTAGAGACCATCTTTGATGCGGTTGTGGAATCCATAGACATCCTTGAGAATGCGGTCACGGGCATCCAGATTGTCTCGGTAGTAGAGATCGTCCTCAAAGGTGGAGTCGGGAGGATTCGCCACCAGGTTCTTGATCATCTCTTCCGTGATCGGCACGTGGATATTGGTCCAGATGGAATCGGCAACTGCGATATCATTACCAAACTGAGGGCGGCCCAGAACACGATACTGATGCGTCTTATCGTAGCGGGTTCGCATAATGTTCCAGCGACCAATGTCCGTGTTGTAGGAGCACTCAATGATGGTGTTGCTCTCTACACGATTGCCCTCGGCATCCACAGGTACGCCACGATCATTCAGAGGCAGAGAGATCACGTGAGCGTCAGGGGCACGAGGAACGTTGGGCTGAAAGGGAGAGGGAATGCGGTCTCGGTTCTCGGACTGGAGACGCATCTCATCAGGAACCACGGGCGGCACATACTCACCCGTCATTGTCTCGCAAGGATACACGATGTCCCCTGGTGTGCGTGAGATATACAGGGTTCCCTTAACTACCCTCTTGTTCAGAGCCGTGTCAAAGCTCTCACCTGGCTCAAACTTGACCAGGAAGTCAATGCTGTTGTGAGATGCGGGCTTCCACTTGTAGACTGTGAGCCACGTCTTGCCCTTGCGCTCATTCAGGGGACCCACGGGTGAAGAGCGAGGCGTAAAGACCAGACCATCTGTACCATACTCAAACTTGGTATCCAGGATCTTGCGAATGGCCTCCTGCATTGCCTCTCCGTCTCCCGCAAGGAACATCTTGGTCACCACACGCAAGGGCTTGGTTCCAGGCAGAGAGGTAAAGTCCGTTGAGAGGTCATTCACAAATGACCGACCGCATCCCAGACGGGACTTGTTCATGTCGTCCTCGGATGTGAAGAGCGGAAGGCGACGGACGTCACGGTTCTTGTACCAGTAGACATCAAAGATGCAGA